GTTGTGTGTATGTAGGTAGTATCGTTTTTTATTAGTGATGAACCTTGTTCTATTCCTTTACTCTCAAAGAACTTGTCATATATGAAATGTTCTTTTGTGGTAGGATTAAGAATAAGAATAACTCGGTTTTGTTTTGTCTTGTGCCTTATGGACAAATCTATTTTATCAAAGGTTTCTTCGTCCGTTAATTCTTCGGCTTCATCCAATACAAAAGTTGTGACACCTTGCAAAGATTTTAAGTTTGCCGTTTGTATTCCACTACTTGTTTTGATTCCCCTAAATATTATTTTGCTACCCGTGACGATGTTTATTATTTCGTCTTTTGTTACGATGAATTGGTCTTGCATTTTCATCAACTCTATCTTCTCTATAAATTCGGGTATGATAGAAATGGATGCCGAAACCAAAGTGTATCGTGTGAACAATACGATGTGTCCGCTTTCGTTAGTTAGCAGAAGTAAAAAGGTTGTGACACTAAAAGACTTGGACGAACCACGACCCCCAGTTACAATGAAGTATCGTGATTCGCTTCCAAGATAATTAAACTTTTTATTTAAGGCTATCAATTTTGAATAGGTCTTTGACATTAAAGTCTGAAACGCTCAAGTTAGTATCGGTTGTTTGTTTAGGTTGTCCGAATGCGCTATCCATAACCGCCTTGTATGCGTTCACATCTCCTTTACTTGCTTTAACCAACATCGCCAATGTNATCATTTCTTCTTGGCTTAATTCTTCAACTTCGCCCGTGAGTCCGTTTTTTTGTTTGGTTATTAAGTCAAGATATTGCCTTGCAATTGTGCTTCGGTTCTTGCTTCCTTTCGGTCTGCCATTTGGATTTGATACTTCACCTTTTTTAAATGGTTTTAAATTTTCTTCGTTTGCCATTTCTTCACTATTGATTCACTATTGTTTCTTCTTCAGCATTTAAATTTCCTTCTTTGTATTCGTTATAGATAACTCTAACCTTGCTTACCAAATCTCTTAAACAACTGGCGCAAGAAGAAGGAACTAATTTTTGTTCTAACACCCTATTGTTTATTGCAATAAAACTTAATTGTTCTTCGCTTGTCAAGGTGTCCGTGTTTTTTTCAAAGTATGTGTCTAACGTGTTAAATTCTTCTTCGGTCAAACACTTTGGTTTTGCGTATGGAAATAGTTTATTCAACTTTTCTTTTCTTTCATCGCATCCGCAGTCTTCCCCTAATACAAATTTAGCAACTTTATCAATACCCGTTGCTTTTGTAANTTTCGCTAATGTGTCTCCTAATCCTTTACTTTCAGTTTTCATTTTGTTTTTTTTATTAGTTCGTAATCATTGTTTATAAAATCTTCGTAGTCTTCCCCTACATTATTTTTAATTCGTCTTTTACAAGTTTTAATCGTGTTGAATATACTTGTAACACTTATATTAGTTTCTGCACTTATTTGTCTTAAACTTTTGTCCGTGTTTTTGTATAACTCAAACAATTGCCTATCATACCAATGCCAGTTTTCGCACTCACTATCTACGTTATTTATTAGGTCGTTGTATGCTTCGTTTTCTGCGGTGTTGTTTTCTTCTGCTAAATTGCAAACATCTTCTAATGATATAAATGAGATTTTGTTCTTTTTGTTTATGTGTTGAAGAAAAGTATTCTTGAGAGCCAACCACATATAACCTTTACTGATTTGTCCGTCTTTAAATAGTTTTTCTTCGCTACTCCATTTGTACAACATTATGTACGTTTCTTGTACGATGTCTTCAGCAAAGAAGTATTCGCCAAATGAGTTCACCATTTTAACCCATTCGTTATGATGCTTTGCAACTTTAGTTAACCATTCCAATTTATATTGTTTAGATATTAAGCAAATGTATGATTAATTTTTCAACAATAAACAAACGAATTTATTAACAATTAGTTGTGTACAACAAAAAAAGCGCAAACAATTAAGTCTGCGCCTACTTTTTTTTCAACTGGCAAGATTAAAATTCATCAAAACAAAAAATTGGTGTTTGTTCACCAAGATAACTTCCAAAAATATTATAATAAAAATGTTCTATCGCTTCTTCTTCACTCATTTGTTTTGAAAGTATATTGAGACATTTTTTTACTGAATAAATCAAAACCATTTTTCTTTCTTCTACTCCGATAATTGCATCGTTAAGACCTTCTAACAATAAAAAGTTTTCTTCATTGTATCGTTCAGTTATTTCTTCTATCAACATTTGTTTATGTAATAATCAATTTTCTTTAATGTTGAAAGTGAAACATCTTTACCTTCCAAGAAGTTTGTGAGTTGGAAGAAGTGAAAGGTCACCCCATTGCTTTGAATTTCCTTAACGATGTTGTTTCGTTTTTTAAACGCTAAAACTTTGTGTACTTCTTTGCGTAGTTGTTCGTCTTGTATGTGCATAATTAAAATGGTAAGTCATCGTTAGCATCTCCGTATTCTTTTATTTGTGGCTCATTATTTTGAATTTGTGGCTCAATCTTTATGTAAGGCTCACTAAAACTTGCTGAAAAGAATTNAAGACCTTTTGCAGATGTCTTTAGCCATAACGCTACTTCCATTTCTTTACCATTTACATTTACTTTTCCTTTGTAGTCGGGGTGGTTTTCTGCCTTTTTGTTTTCGTTCTTGAAAATTGCACCAGTATTCATTTTTGTTTCCATTTTGTTTATTTATTTAAATTGTTTGTATTCGTGTTTTAATCGCTCCAAGTAAAGAACAAAGTCCATTGCTTCTTCTTGTGCGTGTGTAAGCCATTCTAACGTGCTTAAATCGGTTCGTTCTAACGTTGTTTGGTATTTCTTTATTCCCGCTTCTGAACGTTCTTTAAATNNNGCCATTACGCTTAAAACGTTTTTGTCTTTTATTTGTATGTCCATAGTTTAAAATTTACCCCTTCCCGTGAATACTTGACAATTTAACACTTCTTTGTTTATGTAACAAAAGTATTGCCATATCTTTTTCATTCGTGTTTTCATATTGCCCAAGTTATAAATTTCACAAACCCTACGATTGCAAAAGTGTAAACTACAATTGTAATAATTGTTGCTAATGTTTTTTCTTTCATATTACTTCGTTTAATAAATTATAATAAATTCTTGCTTCTTCAATTTTTTCTTGTATTGCCCAAATGATTGTTTCATCACGCTCAACTTTAAATACTTTCACTTTGCGATTGTCGGGGATTTGGTCAAAGTTATGCTTCTTTTGTACAAAGTCACGGATTTCTAAATCTTCGTCAATCACTTTGTGTTTCCAATGTTCCCGTCTTACTTCGTCTTCTACAATTTCTATTGGTGTGTTCACCAAGCAATAACAAAGTAGTGCTTCAGTCTTGCCCGTTAACCAAAGGTATCCTTGCAGTTGAAAAAAATATGCGGGGGTTGGGATTTCAGTTTCAAAGAACGGAAACGTTGATGCTTCGTAACTGCATTTAATCTCTAAAAGAATATCGTTTGTGTTTACATCGGGTGTGCCAGTTATCCAATCATTTTGGAAATGTTCTTCGTTTTTAAATATAAAACCCAAACCCAAAACATCGTTAACTAAAGAAATGGCTTCGTCTTCACATTGTAATCCTTTGTCGGTGTAGCGTGAACTAAACTCTTTTTTAATGCCATACTTGTGTTCTAAAACAAGTTCTTGGATGTAACTCTTTGCCGTTTGACTTAATAGTTCGGTCTTATTGCGTGGAGCGGTCATCAACCGCCCCAATGCTGAACAACGTATCTTCATAATATATCAATTAATTTGCCATCCCATTGTTTACCATTTAGAAACCACTCAAAGTTTTTTTGATTGATTTTAACATTTGGTAAACCATTGAGCCGTTCTTTAGTCGTGTTACTAAACCAACCACAATTAGTGATTGACAAAGTTTTATTAGAGTCGTTGTATTTAAACGCTATTGGATTATTATGCAATTTTAAAATAGTTACGTTTGGTAAAACTTCAACGCTTGTATTTGCTTTGTTAAAATTCTCTGCGTTTAGAAATGCGTTTATAGATTGTTCAGTAATTTTTTTCATATCGCTAAAGTTTTTAATTGTGCGGGAGTCAAAGAATAAGTTGCGACTAATTGCTCGGTTGTAAATTCTCCTTTACCTATTGCATCAATTGCTTTTTGAAAACGCTCGTTTGTTATCGTTGGTTTCTTTGGTTCGTGTTTTACTTGTTCGCCAGTTGCATCCATATCTTTTTCAGAAACAATGCCCAAAATCGAACTCAAACAATACCTACGAAAATAGGTGCAACCGCTTCCAAAACTTTGGTATAAATTCATTTGCTTCAATTCAATTTGTGGAATCAACGTGCTACTTTCTAAACTTTCACCGCTTTCAACGTGGAATAGAATGGTCGCTAAATAGTTTTCGCCATCCCGTGAATTAAGAAGTTGAGTAAATCCAAGTCCGTTTTTCTTTAGTAGCGGATTAATTACTTCAAGGATTTTTGGCAAGTCTGCGTAAGTATATCCATACCCTTGAGTTGATTTGTGGATAACTGGAACTTCTTGCTGAAATTGTGCTAATGCTTTAAATAAGTGTTTCATAGTTTTTATATTTGTTAGTTAAAAAAGTGCGTTGTCAAGTCGCACCCCTTGTTTTTATTCTTCTACTTTTTTAGTTGGTAAGTTGCATAAGGAGTAAATAATTTCTCGCCTTGAATTAACAAATTTTCTATGTCATTCCAATAGCCATTTAATTTTTCTACTGCATAATCAAAAGACACTTCTTCTTGCGTACCTTTTTCTTTACAAGTTCTAATAATTTTAATCATTTCTTCTTTGTTCATTGGTTAGTTTTTAAAGGTTAAAAAAATATGCGTTACCAAGTCGCACCCCTTGTTTTTATTATTAATTAGATAATCCTTTAACGTAGTAAACATCTACATTCATATTTTCTTTATCGTTAGGACTTACTGCGCCATCATAAAAAGCATCTTTACCAAATACTTCTTGAATATCTTCATCACAAATACAACTATCGTATTCTAAAACTAAACAAGCAAATGGAAGTCCGATTGTTCGAGATAAAAAAATACTATTATTATGCGTACGTTGCGTAGTTTCATTTTTAGAATATAACCATATATGGTTCATTCCCGCTTTTAAACTTCTTTGATATTGCTCTGATGTTAATTTAATTGCTTTCATAGTGTTGGTTTTAAATAGTTAGTAAATAATTATATGCAAATCTACAACATTTTTATATTTAAAACTAATTAAATTAAAAAAGTTATTAACAATTTACATTTAAATTTTCTTTAACTGATAGTTTTTTATTACCCAAGTGTCTTCTTTAAAAGTAAATTTTCCATCCGCATCCCCCTTTTTTTTAAAGGTTTTTAATTGGTTTACTTCGTGTTTTGATAGCATACCCTTTATCCACACCTTGCTGAAATCATTTAAAGCGTGTAAAAAGCAATAATAATCGCAATCTTGCTTATCGTTAAATGTGCTTAAATGACAATTATAATAATCTTTGGGTGTCACGTTTGATGCTAAAGTTTTGCATTCAATTTTATATTTTTCTATTATCAAATCATACTGAAAATTTTGTGCGTGAATTACATTTTTACCTTTGTTTGTGTAATAATCAAAAACAACTATTTCACCAATTGCCCCAATTAAATTCCCCTTGCCTTTACTGATAGAATTATTTAAGACTTTAAACTCATATAAGGTTTTTGCACGTTCTAATTGTTGTTCAGTTACGTTTATTTCTATCATTTTAGTTTTTGTTTATAGGTTTTAATTATTTCTTTCAATTCGTCTTTTGTCCACTTCTTTGTTTCGTGGGCAATTGCTTGGAGTTCCATTAGTTTTTGTGAGCCTATTCGTTTTTCTATACCTATTTGATAGTTCAATAGGTTACCGCTTAAATAAGTGTTGCAATGTTCACATTGTAAATGACAATTTTCTTCTGAAAACCTTACGTTTGAGTGTCCGCCTTGCGAATAATAATGACCAGCATTTTCTTTTTTGCAAGGCTTATCACACGAAATGCAATTTAATCCATTGTCTCGGTGTCTTATGTAACGATTAAAAACTTGTTGGGCAATTTTTAGATAATCACTTGTTGTTTTTAAGTCTTCAATCATACGTTTTTTCTTCTTGTTCCACTCCTTTAATTTCTGCGATTCAACCATTACTTTTATACATTCTAATTTTAAACAAAACTTTTGTAGTGTGTTGAAGGGCGTGTATTCTTCTTTGCAATTAAAGCATTTTTTAGTTCGTGTTTTCACAAGTCAATATTGTTAAGTTCAATTTGTCTTTTAAGGTTTTGTATTTCTTGTATTTTTTCCAAATTTAACCGCTCTAAATTAAAGTTCATTTGCCGTGCCGTTCTAAACTCTTTTTCTAAAGTATCATAAACTAACATTGCCCGTCTAATGTCTTTTAAAGAAGATTGCATTGAAGTTATTAAATCCGTTCTTTTGGGATGGTTCGTTTTTATCTCATACAAACTCACTTCAAGTTTTAAACAAGTGTGGTTAAGATTTATTCTGCTACTTAATAAGTCAAGTTCCATATTATTTTAGTTTAGGTCGGTGTTTTTCTAAAGAGTCTTTTCCATAAATTTTAAATCCAAGTCCATAATTATATTCGCAATAAACGGGGTCGTTTAAACTTGTATGTTTACCGCCAGTATCAATGTCTTTGATTTTTTCCGTAGAAATCCAAGTTACAAATTTCATTACTTCGTGTTTTATTAGTCGGTGGATGACAATCATATCGTCACACCTATTTAAAAATGCCTTACCACCTTCGATTCCGTCTTTGAGCGGACTTTTCAAATGTCCCTTAAATTCCCCTTCAGAATAAATATTGGAACTCCTTCCGCTTTCGGTGTTCGGGTGCGTGTTTATGTATAGTGTCACACCAGTTCTATTGACAAATTCTCTTGCCGAATTCATAAACTGGTAGTTACCTTCGTAAGTCATATTGCGGTCAAGTCCCGTAAATGGGTCTATTAACGCAACATCACATTCACTATCTTGAAAGATTTTAAATAATTCTTCGTGCTTATACAATCGGTCATTTTTTACAAATGTAAAGTATTGTTCAATATAGGCACTATAATTTCTTATTTGGTCGTGAGTTAATTCTTTAAAACTTATTCCCGAATACATTTGCACCAAATCTCGCAATATTTGTCCGTGTTGATTTTCGCCACTCCAAATAATAAATCTTAATTTATGTTTAAGTGCCAACGTTAAAAAGTACCAATTTATCCAATATGTTTTACCTACGTTATCGTGTCCAAGAATAATGCAAACTTGCTTTCGTTTAAATTTTATAAATTCATCCAAGCCATTTTCAATTCCTAATCCGTGTTGTATTTTTCCGTCTCGGTAGTTTATCAAGTATTCAAGTGCTGAACCTTTACTATTTAAAATATCCATACTTTTTTGCTTTAAGTTCTTCGGGTGAAATACCTTCAGAAGTCGGTTCGTTTTTTTGTAGCCATTTGGAAGCGGTTAAATATAAACTTTTATACTTGGTGTTACCTTTGTAATTTTCAATGTCGCTTAAAACACTATCAATTTGTGCTTGTGTATTTTTCTCTAATAACCTTTTATTTTCATCTTCAGAAATAGATAAATGAGCGAATGCTCTATATATATCTTTAACACTAACACTAACACTATCAGCCATTTTTGCCATCGCCTTTATGCGTTTGCTATCGTTTGCCATAGTTTGCCATCTTTTGTTAGCACCAACTTTTCCCGCATCACTCCGTTTTTGTATCTTTTCATCCCACTTAACCAAATCACGCTTTAAACTTTGTTTTATAGGTTCAAAAGCAATTTCGGTTATTAAGTCTTCGCAAGTTGGATTAAAATCATTAACATACATTAATATGTGTTTAAATAATTTACCCGCTTGTTCATCGTTTAATTTTTGAATAGTATGCAATATGTCGCAGTACAAAACAAAACCTTTTTTTTCTTCTGCCATTTTAGTAAAATTTATTTTTAAGTCTTCCTTGTATGTTTCGCAAATCCGTTAAGTTTCTTGCTTCCTTAATTTCCTTTCGTAAGTCATATTCAACTTTGCCAGTAGTTGGCAAATTTAAAAGAAGTTCGTAATACTCCGTGTCTATTCGGAGTTGTTTGTCGTTAACATCACTCAAGTTTTGATAAGTTCTTAATCCGTGCAAAATTGAAGCGTGATTCATATTAAACAAGTTGCCAATTTTTTGAAGCGCATAACCTTGTTTTCGTANTGCCGTNAACAAATAAATTTTCCTATGGATTATTTCACGTTTGCGGTTTTTTTCTGCAAGNCCGTCTTGTTCTATTATTTCTTTTATTAGTTCTATCATTTTTATAGTTTTTACTTGTTATTTATAAGTTTTACTTTGTCACATAATGTAAAATATAAG